CTGATTTTACTCAGCCACGAATGAGTTTAGCCCCTCAAGGCTAACCCGTTTGTTGCTGAGCGAACTCAGTCAACATAAGGATTAGTCTTAATTGATTAATCTCCAACCGAGCTTTTCCTACTCGGTGCTGCAACCCATTTAAGGCTACCTCCCCAGGGTTCATCGTAAGATGGGCTTTGGTATGGCTCCTTAAACCAGTGCAGATAGGGGTAATCCTAATTTAGGGTTATCACCTGACAAACGTCAGATTACCGGAATGGTCTAATTTTTAGTCCATGAAGGAAGATGGCGGTGAGACGGGAAGGAACACAACCGTGCTAATTCGTTTCGAATCAAGCATGACCACCGTATGGGACAATATAATTGCCCAACACGCTAGTCAAATGCTGATAAGAACCAAGTGTCTTTTTTACGTTGCATTGCTGCAATTTTGAAAAGCTCTTGAGCGAATTTTGCTACGGACTGTGAAACCAAATCTTTTCTTTGACCTAGAAGAAGCTCATCAGGATTTTGAAGGGTTATCATCTTCAAGATGCTTAACCAATCTCGATCTTTGACGAGTTTATCTGCTTTCTCCTTATACTCTGTAGACTCAGTAGTAATACTGATAACCACAGGGTGATAGAAGATAGCAGCCTCTAAATCAAATTTAAGATCTGGCATGATCTGACCAATCAACCCGTTCGGATCAATTAGAGAGCTGAAAAGCGATAGGATTTTCGTCCTATAACTTTCTAGTTCTTCTATTTGATTGATGATCTCTCTCATAAGTGTTCTTTCGAAAAGCCACCCCAAGTATTCTTTGGAATCAGAAGAATCTGGGGATGGGAAAGGATGGAATTCATTATCAAAACGTATGATTAACTCATATATTTTGGATGGATCTCCATTCTTCATCCATCGCCAGATTGCTGAGAACTTCTCAGCCTGGTTCCGAAGGTTCTTGATGTGTCTTTTTTGAAAGCCCATTTGTGAAAGAAGATCAGCAAACAGGTCTGGCACAGTACAATAACGGCCTGGTGTTAATTTGGCAAAGATAGAATATATCAATGGAACCATAAGATGATACCTATTCCATGATTGGAGTAATCCTTTCAATGGAAGAGGTGAAATCTCATGTCCATGATGTATCCATCTCTTTGCGAACTCGTAGGTATGCTCACTAACGTGAGATTTACTTTCCGATGTATCAACATCCAGGATTCTGAGTGTCTCAAGGTAAGAGTCAGCGACTTTCTTGTTTGCGATGACAATATCATCTCCTAGTAACATGTAATCAGTGAAATAAGGTATTCCTACCTTACTAGCCGAGTACTGTACTACGAGGTGATGTGTTAACGTAAACATGGCCCAACTAGAATATGCACCCATGGGCTGACCAGCAGCGTAAAACACTGTTTGGTCTTCCCAAGGTACATAGACTGGTTGAGCAGTCATGATATTTACCCACGATCTACTAAACTGCTCACTTGTCAGTTTCTCCAGTAGAAGCCTTTGGGCCTCTATCGGAAATCTGTCAGTTGCAGCCGTAAGATCAATTGAGTAATACGGACCTGTCTGTTTGATTCTAAAAGGATCTTGATCATACGTTCTATCCATAGGTATTGTTCTCAAAGAGGACAATAACCAATTATGGAGAGGACGTAGCGCACTTTGCGAAAAGTAATCGAATATACAAATGATTCGGGCTTTTCCTTCAGGGTCATTCACTATAGAAAGTCTTCGTAGAAGACTAACTAAATGTGGACGGCTCGAGGGAGAAATCCGTTTCAGGAGTATACTTTGATATCTTAGAGCAATGTGTGCCCATTTATCGAAGATCTTCATAAGTGGACTCAGTGGTTGAAAGGCTCTGCCATTCACCATGAATCCCTTAGGTTGACCTCCGGTAATGTTGATTAAATCCTCAGCTAGTAATTTCTTAGCAAAGTAACTTTGCAAGATACTACTAACTGTAGACAAACCTACAGGACCACTCCGTGTTGAGAATCGCAGATCTGTTAATTGAAATGTACTCTCAAAACTACCAAGTTTATTGTTCTTAATGAATTCATCGATAAAATCGGCGAATCCATCTGGAATTCTAAATTTTGATGGTTTTGTGATTGTTAGAGTATCAGGTTTCTTCGTTCCAGGAAGACATCTACTGATCATGAGGAGGGTTAACACCCAACTTTTTGATCTTAGACTATCTCCCCGGATGTGATCAAAGAAATGTTCTATCGGTAACGGTAGACCATCTTCTGAGATCTTGAAGGAACCATGAGGCTCTAATAGTGGATGTCCACTAATGTACCTTGTGACATGCAACCGGATAGATTTTATATGGGCTATTGTCCATAGAAATCCTCTAGTTGAATACCACAGGCGCACTTGTAGGCACCACCATTCAGTCAGCAGTTTTGCGTTCTTCACATCTGAGTACCACCATCTATTAGCCCATAGAATTATTCTTTGTGTTAATAGCATGTTGGTATTTAGAGTAATTGATTGCCCTTTTAGTGTAATCAGTTCCGGTTTCCAGGATGTATATCGGTAAGTTATAACGTACCTTATCGTAGCTCGTAAACCAATTAAACCCAGCTGGCAAAGCTGTGTGGTGGGATAAAATCCACTTATGAACTAAACTATG